CCAGAGGATAAGCCTCAGACCTTAGTGGAACGGGCCACTGCGTTGAGTGCGGCGATGAAAGGGTTCCCTAAGAGGCAACATAAGATGCACCCGTCTAGTATGCAGGCCATCTTGGGCCTTGGTTCTACGGTAACAATTTCCATGGAGCAAGGGATAATGAGTATTCTAGATACATCACGAGAGGTAAAGGAGGCGGGGAGTATGCTCAGGTCAGAGATAAAGGGCATCAAACCCACGAGGAAGACCCCCTTTCCGCCTGCTGGATACGAATACTACCCTTCGGGGGACCCACGAGAACTCCTTGAGAAGGAGAGGTACGTCAGGGAAACCCCTCCCGCTATGGTGCAGTACCACGACCAATGGACGCCGGTATCCCAGCACTACAAACGCCTACAGTGGGACCCCACCGGCAGCGTGTTCATGGGTAACCCGACCTTGTCAGAACAGATGCGTGGAGCGTACCGAGACCGACCAGACTCCCCCCACTTTGATCCGCTCTATGCGGGTACACCCCCGTGGCACAAACCACCTTCAGGGGACAACCCACTTCCCCAAAGGTTGGAGCCACCGGAGATGCCAGATAGATGGCCGTACGGGAACGAGACTTAGATGTTGTACTGGGGTTCTTTAGGGTGCATGGCCCTCCTCGCCATTATTCTGATCTTCACTTGGTATGACTATTACAAGTAAAGTATTGGGGTATAGCCCCCTAGTTATCGGCCTGCTTCTATTTCCTGTACTGCCATTCTTACATGGCTGGTGGTTAGTGGGCGGGTTGGTTGGTGCTACTATTAGTTGGTGGCTAGTTTTACGGGATACGCTGGATCTGGTGCAGGGAGTTGGACCTGTGTACTGGCTGACACGCCAGACGACCGTCAAGAAGATCGGTCTACGGATGTCTTTTATGAGGGAAACAGACTACCCGTGGAGGACCGGTCGTGGGATGCAGGTTGTGGTCCCGTACCGGACATTCCAAATAGGTATTTGTAAACCATCGGAGCACTACACGGTGGAAGAAGGTCTACTACATTCATTGGTTGGCCGACGACTTCCGGGTAAACCAGAGGAGATAGGCACATGGCACTGAAGTTCTGGCAAGGAGAGCAGGAACACGCAGTCCGCACCTTGGAACGACCGTCTCGGATCACCAAGTTGACTACCTCGGAACTGAAGGAATGGCTGGACATAGAGATTATGAACTTGGGGCAGGCATACGACCAGTGGCGGCACCACGCTCGTGGGGCAGACGAGGTATCAACCAGACTGGACGTGCTTGCCGCAATGTGGGATGAGTTGTCGGAGAGGGAAGAGTGATTACCGACCTCCTAGAACCAGAGTCAGGGGTAGAGGAAGATGATGGCGTTGAGTCTATCGCTGATCTGGAAATTGAACTGGACGAGGCATCGGCTGAGTTTGTAGACGAACTGTGCAAGAAACTAGTTATCTTTACAGAAGAGTTCTGTGACGTAGAGTTCTTTCCCTATCAGGTACCAATCGCCTACAGGTTCATTGAATCCATTGTCATTGGAGACGGTGAGGAACTGACCCTGATAGCCACTCGGCAGAGTGGTAAGTCGGAGGTACTGTCAAACGTCATTGCTTCCCTGATGGTTATCCTTCCTAAGTTGTCTAAGGTTTATCCCCTGTGGCTGAGTAAGTTCAGCAAGGGTCTGTGGTGTGGGGTGTTTGCCCCCACTGAGGATCAGGCTGACACGGTGTTTAGTCGTATAGTTACTCGTCTTACCAGCGACCATGCTCTAGAGTTCCTACTGGACCCCGAGATTGACGACCGGGCAGCGTCTGGTGGGGCTAGAGGCAAGGGTAAGATTGTATCCCTGAAGAACTCTGGGTCGCTCTGTCGGATGCAGACGTGTAACCCTAAGGCCAAGATTGAGTCCAAGACGTACCACTTCGCCATTGTGGACGAGGCTCAGGAGGCTGACGAATATGTGGTTACCAAGTCAATCAAGCCCATGTTGGCATTCAACAATGGCACTATCGCTCTAACTGGTACGGCTACTCGTAACAAGTCGTACTTCTACAAGATGATTCAGTTTAATAAACGTCGTGACATTAACAAGAAGCGCGGGCAACGCACGGCCCACTTTGAGTATGACTGGAAAGTAGCGGCTAAGTACAACGAGAACTATGGCAAGTTCATCAACAAGGAGAAGGTGCGTATTGGGGAGGACTCCGATGAGTTTCGCATGTCCTACCTCAACCACTGGATGCTTGAGAAGGGCATGTTCGTCACCGAGGACCGTTTGAGTCGGCTGTACGATCCGTCTATGCCACTGGTCCCCGAGTGGTGGAGGACCCCTATTGTCATGGGGATTGACGTGGCTAGGTCCAACGACTCTACAGTGGCTACTGCTGTGTGGGTTGATTGGGACCATCCCGATGGTTTGGGTTTCTTTGAGCACCGGGTTCTGAACTGGCTGGAACTACATGACACCGACTGGGAGTCCCAGTACTTTAAGATCGTTGACTTCGTACGAAACTATGAGGTAATGAGGGTGGGTATCGACGCACAGGGAGTGGGCGGGGCAGTAGCGGAACGCTTGGCACTACTGTTACCAGACATTGAAGTCCTGTCTATCTCATCTGATGCCAAGGCACAGAACGAGCGTTGGGTACACCTCACGGAGTTGGTACAGCGGGACCAGTTGGTCATCCCGGGACACTCCAAGGCTAAGAGAACTAGGCGTTGGAAGAAGTTTAATCAACAGATGCTGGACCTAGAGCGCATCAACCGAGGACCATACTTGCTGGCCGAAGCCCCTGACGAGAGGGGTGCTTTCGATGATTACCCCGACAGTTTGGCCTTGGCCTGTGCTATGTCAGTTCACGACATTATGCCCACGGTGACCGTGGCGGAGAATCCGTTCTTTGTTTAGTGGTATCATATAACAAGGTACCTACCCGTAATCCTCGGAGGATTCCATGGCGAACGTAATGAATCCAACAGTTGCACCAGCACCCCTCTTTCCTGAGGTTGCAGGCAACGTCTTTGAGCGCTCGATGGGCCCGGACATCCCCGGCCAGCGAGGCTCCCTGCGATTTGAGGAAGGTGTTGCGACTGATACCGATGTCCCTAATGACTTCGCTATTGGCTCGTACGTTGACACCTCCTCGGTCCCGGGACGCCCTAACCACAACAACCCGGCGATGTTCTACAAGCCAGCCGAAGTCACGATGCAGGAGCGTGCCCACGTCGGCTCCGCTTCATGGATTGAGGCCCCGTCGGTACTTGGAGAGTTCGTTCAGGGCGTCGTGGCTGGTGACGGAATGCCCAAGTTTGAGCGTTCCTTCAACTCTGGCGCACACATGAACCGGCCTAACGCCACTCGCGTCCACGACTGATCCTGCCAGCGGGGCAGGGTCATGGACAAATCACCACTCCACATTGTCCGTGGGGTTGAGGGTCTGGTAAGGCCACCCGGCTGGCACGGTGCGACCGAGGATAACAAGTACGGTGTCCTCTTTCAAGGCGGGTGGCCTAGGGATAGTGCGCCTTCTGCCGTGCGCGGACTGGCTACACGCCAGTTCAACACGATGGTTACCAACGTGGAGACCATCCTCGGCCAGTCCACGGCACAAGAGGTCAGGGCTGGTAGGGAGTGGTTCCCCTCTGGTCAAGACCACTCCCGACGTATGGGGAAGTTGGCCGGTCACCGCATTGACTCAGACGCCACTGACGTAGGCGCTGGTGTGATAGCAGCACTGAGCCCATCCGCACAGTGGGATCTCAACCTCATTAATGCTCACTCCATGGTTACTACAGGTAGAACCTTTGAGCCCTATGGAAAGGTTCAGACGGACAAGGCGAGTGACATGCTACGAGGTGCCAACCCGGAAGATACTGTGATTACAGGCGGGTCAGAAGGACCCAACCCTAGGCTCAAGTCGTATCACTTCTATCGCAACCTGAAAGACCCCAGTGATCCTGCATGGGTGACTGTCGACCGCCATGCCCACGATGCCGCTACGGGTTCGGTGATTACAGGAGGGGAGAGAGGGTTGTCTGCGACTGGTAGGTACAACACGTTCACTGACATCTACCGTACAGCAGCGACTCGTCAGGGGATAGACCTACCCAGCACGGCGCAAGCACAAACATGGGGTACTTGGAAGAGGCTTAAGGGGGGCCAGAGGCCCGGTTTCAACTTTGACCAGTACCTCCATGACATTGGCGATTACGACAGGTACTACTCACTATAATGTCTAGCGTAAACCCTCTGCACCACTTTCCACGCTCGGTCTTCCAGAGCCACCAACTGGTCAAACTCCTCCTCCTCGGCCTCGGTGATGTCCCCACCCCCAAGGTAGTGAGCGGCAAACGTATCGTAGATGGCGAGGAAGTCGTCTTCGTTCAGTGTGATCTCCATGGAGTCACTCTACCATGACTGAGGCGTGGGGCATTGTCGTGGCTGCGGTGGTCACTGGTTCCTTCGGGGTGCTAGGCTTGTTCTTACGACGCTTTAGGGATGAGAACCAGAGGGACCATGCTGACGTGGCTAACAGGTTGAAAGGTCTCGTGAAGTCCCTTGCGGATGTTAAGGTGTCTGTGGACAAGAACGGTGAAAGGCTCACCGATCACCTAGACTGGCATGTGAAGGAGAAGAAGCCTTCACGGAGGAAACCAGCAGCAAAGAAGTGACGTGCCCACATGAGGCAGTCATGTCGTGTAACATGAGTGGTAGCAGAAGGAGTAGATGCTGTGTCGAGCGATGTACCCCCAGTAACTCTAGTCGAAGCGCTAGAGACCCCCTTACGAGATCCAATCCATCGTAAGTGTCTGTATTCCCGTGTGCGTTCCGGGTTGGCAGAGGAAGAGCAGAGCGCTTTGGATCGAGCCTTGGAGCGTGTGCAAGGCGACGACAACAACGGCCAACGTAAGGTCTACTCGTCAGCGTGGTTGGCAAATGTGCTGACCACTCAGGGTCATCCTATTTCTTCTGCGACAATCCAACGACACATCCGTGACGTATGTAGTTGCCGATCTGAGGAGACGACGAATGAGTAACGTGAGCGAACTGTCCAGCAAACTGGACAAGGGTCCACCCAAGCAAGCCATTGGTAAACTGGCTGCTCTACTGGATCGCCATGACATAGACTTGGAAGACATTGGGGACATCAAGAAGGTGTCCCTTTATCAGTCTTTAACGAAGGATTCAGATGGTGAAGCGCAGATTCACGACTTGGTTGGTATCCAGATTTCTCCGGCGTGGGAAGAAGGTCCAGAATGGCCGGTCATCCAGCCCGGACCCGCAGTTAAACTTCCCAAGAGCACTACCACCAAGAAGAAAGCGGCGCTAAAATCCTGTGTGGTCCTACCCGACATGCAGATCGGGTACTTCCGTAATAAGGAAGGCACCCTAGAGCCCACTCACGACGAGCAGGCCATCGCCATCGCTTTGACTATCACTAAGGAGATCAATCCTGACATGGTGGTGCTGGTCGGGGACAACCTAGACCTCCCAGAGTTGGGCAAGTACCGGTTATCTCCGGCGTTCCAGCAGACTACTCAGGCTGCTGTGGATCGGGCCACTGAAGTGTGTGCCGCCATAAGGGCTGCTGCCCCAGAGGCAGAAATCAAATGGTTGGCGGGGAACCATGAGGAGCGCTTGACCAACTTCATGTTGGATAATGCCACAGCAGCGTTTGGTATTCGGGTGGGAACCCGCCCAGACAGTTGGCCGGTGTTGAGTGTCCCTAGCCTGTGTCGTCTGGACGACTTTGGAGTTGAGTACCTCGCTGGTTACCCGGCGTCCTGTGTGTGGATCAACGAGCATATCAAGGTGATACACGGGGACCTTGTGAGGTCTTCTGGTAGCACCGCACACGCCTACTTAAAGCGTGAGAAGGTTTCCGTGGTCTACGGGCACATACATCGTAGGGAGTGGGCAGAGATGACGAGGGAGGACTACGACGGCCCCAGAACCGTTATTGCTGCCTCACCCGGCTGTTTAGCCCGCATTGACGGTGCGGTTCCGTCTACTAAGGGGGGCACCGACTTGGACGGACGACCACTGACACGATATGAGAACTGGCAACAGGGACTGTCGGTAGTACAGTATGAGGACGGGGACGGTAAGTTCAACTTAGAGATGATCACAATACGGGATGGCTGGGCGATGTACAGAGGGAAAGAATACTGTTAAAGGTGGTACACTAGGGTATGCTTGACACCACCACCAATGACCCGGTGGACATGAGTGGTCCAGCGGTCTATGAGCGCATCAACCCAGACGAGGTCGTTAGGGAGATGCACGAAGAGGGGGGGCTATCGGTTGATCCCCGCACCGGAGAACGACCTGAGCAGGGTGTATTCGTTTCGAAAGAGGGACACGAGCAGAAGCACGCCATTGAGTCATTCGGCAAGGAGCAGGTGGCTTCGTACATCAACTCGCCGGACCACTTGGCTGCCCTAACTAGAGTTAACTCATTAGTTGGGGGCTGGAATGAAATGGGAGAGGCTTACTTGGATGTATCCCGTAAGTTCCCTGAAACGCCACAGGGGTTTAGTGACTCACGCACCTTTGCGAAAGAGAACAACCAGATTGCTTCGTTCCAACGCTCAAACTTCACCACTGAGTACAACCCCAACCATCCGGCGAACATCGCTCCGGGGCATGTGCTTGTAGAAGGCGAGGCTGATCGGTGGGAGAGCAGCAGCGACCCCCTAGACACCGACCAGCCTATTGTGGAGCGCGAGGCTGACAACCAGCGCGGCTGGATGTTCGGCGGTACCTAGATCAACTTGTTGTTGGTCAGGTAGACCAGCACATCCGAAGTCAGTTCTTCAGCGATCCCCTTGAGGGCCTTGTGGTGGTCAACGACCAACTTCTCCAGCGTCTCGGAGAGGAACACCTCAAAGTAGTGTTCCAGCCATCCGTACTGAAACTTGTCGGTCAGGTCAGCCGAGATCTTGGCGATAAGTGCCTGATCAGGGTATGTTTCTAGGGGGTCAGTCACGACCTTGCTTGCCGTTCCGGGCATGGTTTTGCTCCTTGGTTCTTCTGGTTCATGTATAATAGTAGTCGCTGACCCACCGGGAAAGCAAGCCCTATTTCCTATTAAGGATTGTTGCATATGCTTACGAAAGACCTAGTAGAGAGGGTGGTAGCGACTTTTGTCCAAGCCTCCCTCGGTGCCATGACATCCAACTCCATATTTGATCTAGGTGTTGATCAGTGGAAGATGGTGGTCGGTGCCGGTGTTGCCGCCGCTATCTCAGTACTCAAGGGAGCGATGGCGACCAAGTTGGGTACGAAGGGCACCGCCTCTCTAACCGACTGAACTACCCGTACACCGTAAATGGTGTATAGTATTGGGTAGTTGCTACGTAGTCTCTCGGGTGTGATTCATGGCTGTTGATTTCTGGTCTCCGTCCTATCGGGCGTCCGCTAGTGATCTCACCGTTGCAATCTCACCCCTTGGCCTAGTTGAACTGGCCGATGAAGAGTTTGAGGTCCACGGCCCACGACTGAACCGTTATTCGGCAGCGTGGGCGTGGTACCTCGGACATCACTGGGCGTACCGTAGAGAGTTCGGTGAGTCCCAGTTCTACCTGAACTATGTCCGCACGATGTCGGACTACATCACGAACTTCTGCTTTGGCAAGGGTCTACAGTTTAGGACTCCTGAGCAGAACAACGCTATTATCCCCCACCTCCTCAACAAGGTGTGGGAACAGCACAACAACAAGGAGCACACCCTGTGGGAGATGGGGCAGTTGGCCTCCGTCACCGGGGATTGCTTCGTCAAGGTTGCCTATGAGGAGCCCTACATGGACCCCATTGGTATTCCTATTGCGGGTAAGATTCGCATTCTCCCCCTCAACCCAGCCCATTGCTTCCCTGAATACCATCCCCACGACAGGACCCGACTACTTCGCTTTAAGTTGAAGTACCGGTTCTGGGGGACGGCTTCAGAGGGTACTCGTCAGGTCTATACATTCACCGAGATC